GATCTATTTTCTGGATAATACAGACTTTCCTGGTTTACTCTTTCTAAATTTCTTAGTGCGAATATTCCCTTTTCTAAAGTTTCAGACGCATCACGATCAGCGGTTTTGATGCCTGCATAATCTTTGGCTAATTGTTCGGCCGCTCCTGGTTTAGATAGTCTGATAGGTTTAGGTCCTCTAGGTGTATAAGCGTCTGCTGAATAAACTTTGTTGCGTGGATCTACAGCTGGATCAAATTTTTCGGGTTTGCCTATCAAAGTTATGTTGCCAAAGCCTTCGTGTGGTACATCTACTTTTGTTACAGCTATGCTTGGAGAGGGTAATCCACCAATGTTGTCATACAAAGCAAGTTTGTCTGGTGAAGTGTTATGTAAAAAAACCATGTCTTTTGGCTCGCTCATAGCTTGTGATTTTGCTAAAGTTTCAATCCCTTTGCTAGCTTTTCCCGCTTTCAAAGCGGCGGTTCCGATTGCTGCTCCTGGTAATAGATCTATGGTTGAAAGTAACTGACCAAATTTATCACCACGTTCCTGAGCCAACTGATAAGAAAAACCAGGAAGAAACTCGCCTATGCCTCCCTGTTGGTAGGGATCAAAGGTTCGTAAAAGTTTTTGAGACATTTGCAATGATCTTCTTGGATCTCCACCGCCATAACCAACCCTTTGTAATAGGCTTGCTAATCCTTGTACTCTTTTTTGAGCTGGGGTTTGTTCTATAGGTTCGATAGATCCTACGTCTGGTTGTCTTAAAGGTACAGCAGCTAGTTTTGACTGGAAAGACTCCAGGGCAGAAGGTTCCTCAAAAACATTTACATCGTCAGCTCGCATACGAGCAGTATATCAACGGAAGGGTGGCCCGGTAAACCAGGCAACAACTACAAATCTTTCCCCTTTAGTAATCGGTTTGACCTTGTGACTCAAGAAAGAGCTAAATATCACAGCTTCACCTGTTTCTGGCCGCTTGCACATTTCATTCTCGTTGTACCTAAAGCATATTTCGCCGCCTTCAAAATCATCGTTTAAAAGCAAGCTCATGCTTATCTTACGATTTGCAGCTGTGCCCTCTGGTCCTATGTCCATGTGGTACTGATAGCCGCTAGAAGGGGCTTTATAGGTGATTATTTGGGCCTTTTCGATGCCATTTATGTCATATTTGAAGTATTTATTGGCTGAAACGGCGATTTTATTAAGAATCTTATACAAACGCTGTTGATTTTGGTCTATAAACCGGATTTCTGCGTCCCGGACGGCTTTTTTTTCCGTGTTTTCGCCCTGGTCATGTATTTTTGCGGGTTCTGGATCTGTTTCTACCAGGTAATCCAGGAAGAGATCTACTTCCTCCCGATCCAACAACAGGCTTGTAGCCCCGTGCCTGGGTAAACTACTCCTCTTCGTCTGCATGGTAGTTCAAAGTAAGCTCCTCACCAGCTCGGATGGTCCGCATCGTGTAAATATTAAATATTCTGTAGTCGTCCCAATCCATTTTCTCAATCAAACAGCAATTAGGATCTGTAGAATGGTTTACAAAACCACCAAGAGGCGTTCTTATGTACCCTTTGATAATCGGTACCTTGATGTGAGTCATACCAAGATCTTTATGACCTTCAATTCTTGCTTTCGCAAAGACTCCGGATCCTTCTATATCACTTTCGCGGACCACAAGGTTTTCCGGTAACGGCTTGTAGTAAAACTTATTGAACTGATAATCCATGCTCATTCTCTCCGTATTCGCTCCAATTCTTTTTCAGCGTGTCTAACCAGTCTTCAATAGACATGATGCAGATTTTGTCGTTCTCCCTGGGCCACTCCAGGTTGATCGCGTATAGCGGTATGCACACACGAATGGGTTTGCGGTTGAACTTAAAAATGAGAACCGGGATGTTATGTTCTGCGCTCTCGCACACTTGATTCCACCAAGCGGACTTGAGCCAATCTCCTTCTTTGTAATGCTTACATTCGACAGAATGGTAAGGGATGTTTAGATCGCATAGATCTTTTTGTTGGTATTGGTCCAGGTTACGTTTCGTTTCGTAATCGATGCCGTTGTCCTGGAAGAAACCATTTAGGATCTTTGCTATATCACGCTCAAACTGAGCTCCCTTATTTCTGCTGTTGATAGGCATTGCAAGAGTGTCTCAAAATTTGCACAAAATTACAATCGGAAGGAATCATTTTTTTTGGGCATCTTATGTGTAAAACCTAGTTATATATACATACGCATACGTCGCCTGGCTCTAGGGGGTGTCCGGGGCAAAAAAAAAGAAAAACCAGGCAAAAAACCGGCCCCAAGGGACTCCAATTTGTTACGCGTTACTGTTGTGCTCACAAGTTGCACATAGTTGTAGAAAGATGTGCATGTAAATACACGGAAAAAAGCCTGTAAAATCAATAACTTACGAGCTTTTTTATTTTTTTATGAAAATATTTTGGTCCTGGCTGAGAAAGCCCCAAAACAAAGTTGCAGATCTATTTATCTTTTGACGAGTAGTTGCCTTTGTCTGCTCCTAAAAGCTGGCCCAATCTTTCCTTAATATCCTCTCTGGACATCTTCTCCAGGTTAGCATTGATATTAATATTCTGAGATCTATTGATCGATAGTCCGGCAAGTTGATTGAGCTCTTTAATCGCAGAAACCGCAGCATTGAACTGTCCATTGTCGTATGCTTTCTCCATGACCTTCCACAACATTGTCCCGGTCTTCTGTGGTGTGATCGCATACTTCTCTGCGAGCTCGTCTTGTTTAATCCGAATGGCCTTAACCACATTAGGAAAGTCCTTACCATTTAATAGTTTGTTTGCTGACTGACTTGGAAACTCATACCCAGCTTTCCTGGCGGCTTCGGTCATACCGCAAGCACCTTCGGTGTAGTGCCAGACGAAGCTGGCTTGCATTTCGGTCAAGCCATGTTCCTCATCCTTCTCGAACTGTACTGGCGTTTCTACTATTTTATCTTTTTGCTTTCTTGGTCTTCCCATATCAGATCTCTATTATAAACAGTGTATCAGTGTGAGTGTATAACCACTTCAAACTATTGGCTGTGCTAACCATAAGAATATACTGTTGTAGTTAATAAAATATAATTTTCCTAAGTTTAATACACTATACACTGTATAAGCTGAAAGGCATATAAACAAAGGCTTAATTAGAGGGTACGCTAAAAAGCCACATAACACTTGCTCACACTCTCTTTTTGCAACACCTGGCATATAACCACATAAGTATGCTAACAGTTGCACACGCTCATTTGTGGGCCTTCTACGCCATGCCGCTGAAATCAGTGCACCATACACTCCAATCACGACCGCCATCCCCTCCAACTCAACAACAGATCCACCATCTTAACGATGGCAACCAGGGGCATGATCATAGCCACAACCAACAACGCAACACCCAGGGCAAGCACAACAAACCATGCCATAAACCACTCACGCACGGCGGCACTAATCATTCCAATTACCTCCGATTGAACCAATCGATTCGTCTTCGACGGCCTTGTAATCTAAGTCATAGATCTTCTTGCCGTTACTCCTACGGGGTTCGATGCCTCTCTCGTGTAAGACACGACTCGCTTCTTTGAAGTCGGGCATCCTCGGTGCCTTGATACCAAGATCTCGTAGCAGCTTAGTCATTTGTACTGGCTTCGCGTATTCACTGCCAAAGTTGACGTGCTCCAGGATAAGATCTTCAACGCTGGATTGTGTTCGATATGCCTCGTTGCTATCATGCAAAAGCTCACGCTCGTCCGGTGATAAAAACCAATTCTTCTGGCCAGGCACATACATAGTTTCCTTAACCTGGGCCCACAGCTGTTGCATGTTCACGCCATGATTGACATTGATGTCTCTCACCGCGAGAACCCAAAATCTACGATTACCCGACGTGTCCGTCAAAAACTCTCGCGCATTAACACTGGCGTAGAAAGCCGTACGTCGCTGATAGGTCGTGAAGGCTCGGTCATACGGCAGCCTCAGCTCGTCTGTCTTCGACGTTACAAATGCTTTCAGCTGGTCTATATCTGACTTCTTAAACGTGGACTCGATCTCGCCTAACTCCACAATCCAATGGCTAACCGCCCGCTTAACGCTGTCCTTATCCGATGGATTTAAGGTGGCACCTTCCAACAGCCAGCCTTTATTGTAGTCGCACAGGCGCTTAAACCATAAGGTTTTACCGAGTCCTTGTGCTCCCTGTAGGACCAGGATGCCTTCGAGCTCAACGCCATTCTTTTCACAGGCCGCCGCGACACAAGAGATCAACCACTTCCTCAGTAGCATTTCTTTTAGCTGCGCGGATTCCTCTGTAGTCAGCGATGCCAGGAAGTCCGGCAGTCTGTCTGTTCCATCCCATGGCTCACTCTCTATCCACTCCTTAACAGGATTGTATTCTCTAGCGAGAACCTTGAGATAGTCTCGCACTTTAGTGTGCGGGATCCCCATGTTGATACAGCGATCCTCTATCTCTATAAGACTGGCTTCCTCGTGCATATCAGCAATGAACTCCATGTTAGGTATGTCTATCTCCATCTTTTTCTTTATGACGTTGTAGCGCACATCCACATTATGCACTTTCAGAACCCCACCTATATTGTCCTTAGTATTCAAGAAGCGTCCGTTAGCACTGCGATGAAAGTCATACTCGACCGGTACATCTATATTTTGGAGAATCACCTCGCCTTCTAGCGCTTCCTCTGTAGCATGGTCGTTATAGTCTCCCTTAGTCTCTGGCATCTGGACCTCGGCATAGCCGCCACTCTTCTGTATAAACGATGCAGCTTTCTTGGCCTCGTTCTCTCCTGTATTACTATCGTCATTGTCAGCCACGAATATGTGTTTGTGGTCCGGGAAGTATTTATACATCACCTCGGCTACCTTAATTAAGTTGTAAGCATCGAACGCGACGACTA